TGTTGTGATTTCTGTTAATTTACTATTGACAAAGGTCATTACATATCAGTTTCCAGAAGGCAATGTACCGGTATCATATGCAGCAAAGAAGATGGGAAAAGATGCATGTTTTATTCGAGCAGGCATTGAAGCAGGATGGCTTCCTATTGGATATGCGTTTAGAAAACCAGGAAGTAAGAAGATTAATTATTACATCAGTCCGAAACTTTTTTGGGAAGTAACAGGTGTTTTATATCAACCAGAGAAAGGAGCGTGAGATGAGTTTTGAAGCAAAAGCAAATTTAGTTACAGCTATCGTACTAACGATCATTGGTGGTTATAAATGGATAGTAGTTGCATGCTTAGTAGTTGTAGCAGTTGAATTGACATGGGGAAAGGAGTTTTATAAGGATGATCGACGAAAAAGAAATTCTAAAAGAGCTTGATGGAATGATTGAAGCACAAAATCGCAATGTCGAATATGCAGAACAAAATTCTAATGAAACTGTTGTGCATCTGGAATCAAGAGAGCTTGCAGCATACATGGCTGTAAGGGACATGATAAAAGAAAAAAGTGCCCACGGAGCGGCAACTCCAATGGGCACAGATATTAATAGTCTAACACAAAAATAGTATATCATAAAAATTTGACACTGACAAAGGAAAACTTAAATGAGATTAACAATGAAAAATCATAAGAGTGATACATATAGAGCATCCCTGATCAGACAGGATAATAATTGCCTAATTGGGGATGTAGTGAATAAATTAGGCAGATATGAAGACATCTGTGAAGATTTACAGGAACTTGAAAAGATAGTAAAAGAGCATAAAAAAGAACTCACCAACTAAAGTGAGTTCTGATTTTTATCTCTCTATTCGAGAAAATTATTCCATAAATATTATATCAAGTTCTCCACATAAAGGCAAGAAAAAGAGCGGTTGCAATACCGCTAATTAGACTTGCTAAAGGTATTAAGTTTAGAACAAAAGGAGAATGAAATGCCATACATAGAAATGACAGTAAGGGCAGGACTAACGAAAGAAGTCCAGAGATATTACAGCAGAAGAGTACATCCCAAAGGATGTAAGAGAGAAAAGAGAAAGAAAAAGACAAAAGAATCTCAACATAAAATAAATGTAAGAAAAGCAACAGATAAATTAAGATGGCTGCTGAATGAAAATTTTAAAGGCGGAGACATGCATATCCGTTTATCTTATGCAGGAACAAAGCCGGAATATGATCAGATGAAGGAAGATAAGAAAAAGTTCTTAAGAAAGTTAAGAGCTGAATACAGAAAGCAGGGGAAAGAGTTTAAATTTGTTCATATTTTTGAGATCGGAAAAAGAGGAGCTAGACATCATCATCTGGTCATTAATTCAATAGACAGCAGAACATTAAGAGAATGCTGGCCGCACGGGTCAGTATATGTAAGTTTGTTAGATAATACAGGTCAGTACGGAAAACTGGCATCCTATCTGATCAAAGAAGTAACAGAGAAAGGAGAGAAACTTCCACGAAGATATTCCCCGTCAAAGAATTTGAGAATCCCTGAACCTCAGAAAGAAATAATCTTAGAAAGAAAGTTCTTCCGAAGAAAACCGATCGCACAAAAGGGCTACTATATCGATCAACAGAGTGTTTATTCTGGATTCACAGAAGATGGATACCAGTTCTTGCGATATATACAAGTAAAAATACATAGGAGGAAAGAATGAAACAAATAGACATTTATATACATACATTAACTCATAGCAGGGGAAAAGGTCCAGCAGTCTATAAATCCGTGTTAGAGTTTGTAAAGTCCGATGGAGAAGTATGCACCTTAGAAGTCACAGGAGCAGATAAAGAGACAACAACAAACCGGATTACAACCGAAGCGGTAGTGATGGCACTGCGAAGAATTAAGTTGAATCAACCTTACAAAATAAGAATTCATGCGGATTCAGATTATTTCACACGGATGTTAAAGACTACGAGAGTGTATGCAGAACATGAATGGAAAACAAAAGCAGGAAAAGAGATCGCCAACGTGGACCTATGGAAAGAAATCTATATCTTTAAAAAGACAAACCACGTAACGGCAGACAACAATCTACTAGATCACTACGAATGTAAAGAAGAACTGGAGGAAAGTTTATGTACATTTACGAATTAGAAGAATTCCTAGGTGGATTCACAGACGAAGAAAAAGTCGGGATCATGGAGAAACACCATATCGTGTTTAAAAGCCAAGGTGGATGTGACTTCTTCTACAACATGATCGAATTACCAACAGGCCTACATAAAGGAAATCGTGGACCACATATGTGCAGAAACACAGATGTTTTCTTAAAACAAAGCGTTCAGAATGCATTATTTGCTGAACTGGGCACAAAAAGAAAGACAGCAGATGAGATCGTAGATCTATGTTGTCCAATGAACCGAAAAAGTAAACAGAAATTATATAAACGTCTGGAAAGCGCTGAAAGTCATGACGGAAAATATGAGATTGAAGATGCGGTACGTGCGATCATGGGTGGTAAATTGTATTAGGAGGTGTGATCATGTTTGAAATGTTTGGAGAAATGGAGACGGCAGAAGAGATCAATGCAGTGGCTAGAAGCTTAAAGGAAGAAGGCGAAAGAGAAAATCTGGACAAGTTATGTGCTGAAAACGGCATAGATGCTGAATTAGCAGAGATGTTCTGGAATGGAGAGATTGATTTTATCACAGATAGTCTAATGGCAGCAGTCGGAAAGCTAGACATGGAAGTCAAAGAAGCAAAAGGACAGAATGGGTATTTGGAATCTATTGCTAATTTTCTGAAAGCCGAAGCAGAGAAAGATGAAAAAATAGCGATCGCCATCAGAAAGAAGGGAAAGAAGTTAACAGAAGCTTATAAGGCAGTAGAGAATGAGGCAAGAAAGCGGAAGAAGTCTGGAAGCAATTGCGTAGTTATGAGGGACAAAGATGTGTTTGAAATCGTGGAGAAATACTACAAAGAAGGTGTCAGAGCATGAAAAAGAAAGCAATAGAAATGATTCCGTTTGGAAAAGAGAAAATTCATAAGCTAGACGATTGTTTCATGATCGACGGAAAGCTAATTGACAGAAAAACAAATAATATCAATGTGCGGATTTGCTTGAGAGAAAACGAGTTTGCAAATTACATTGAAGGAACTGGATGGAATAAAAAGAGGTTAAATAACTGGGCATCTAATAATGTATTCAGAGCAAGTTTTGAATTAAGCACAAAAGAACGCAAAGAACTGGCAGAATTTTATGAGAAAACAAAACCAGAATGGGAATGTATAAGAGATCCAGGGCAGCAGATTGAACACTATCAAGATCGAATTTGTGGAAAGAAAGCAGAAAGACGTGAGCAAAAAAGAAACGAGAAAATAAAAGAACATCTTGCAGAAATCAGACCATATACGGATCAAATGAGTTTGTGGGCATCGAATCAAATGGAGTCATATTTGTTTTATAAATATTCAACAGGGTACTGTGGATATTGTGGAAAAACTGCAAAATTTGACCGAAAAAAGATAAAAATAACACATAACATGAAAGGCACTTGTCCGAATTGTAAAAAGAAGATCGTATTCAAGGCAGCAGGCAGACAACCAAAGATTGAAGAAAGAATGCGAGTTGTAAGATTCCAAAAAACAAAGTTTGGAATTGCAGCGATCGAAAGTATAGTAATAAAAGGATCATATGCAGAAAATCAAGAAAAAACAAAGACTATAGATTATTACATATGGTTTATCGAAGAAGAATATGAGTTATATAACAATGTTACTTACACAGGACACGAATGGCGTGATGCAAATTACGGAGTACAACATGGAGAAGCAAGGATCTATACAAGAAATATCAAACAGGTAATTAAAGGAACGTGTTTAGAATATAGTGGGATTGATATTGTAGCATCTTGGAAGGGGAAACGAGAGAGATATCAAATGATCGTTGAAAATTACAGGAAGAATCCAGAAATGGAACTTTTGATCAAGGCAAACATGAGAAAATTAGCACGGCAGGCATGGTGGTATGAAGGATATTTATACAAAGGAACAAAATTACATGAGGTTTTAGGACTTACAAAGCCTAACATGAGAAAAGCAAGAGACTATGATTTTGGAATAAATGAAATCAGAGTAATGCGAAATGATCCATATGGGAAATTGTCAAATGATGAGATTATTGCTCTGTCCAATGCAGGAAATTATATCGAAGGACTCAAACTATACACAACGATTACTAAAATAGCCCATTATACCCAAAAAGGACATGATGCAGGGACATGGTGGGATTATCTAAGAATGGCTGACGAATTAGGTTATAACATGAAAGATAAGGCGGTGTTATTTCCAAGGGAACTTGAAGACAAGCACGATGATTTAGCAGAAATGCTCAAAGTAAAGCATGATAACGAAAAAGAGCAGCAGTACAAGAAACGTATTCCTGGAATGAAGGAATTGTACAACTATGAAACGAAAAAATATAAGATCATAGTTCCTGAAAATCTGAAGGCGATCGTAGATGAAGGAAAGAATTTACATCATTGTGTAGGATCATATGTAAAAAGTGTTATGAAAGGTGAAACAGACATCCTGTTTATCCGAAAGAAAGGAGAAGAGGATCAATCATATTACACAATGGAAGTAAAAGACATGGAGATTGTGCAATACCGCGGAGCATATAACAACAGACACAATAATCCAGTGCCAGAGGAAATACACAAATTTGTAAAAGGGTTCAAGAGAGTAATTGAGAGAAGAGCAAGAAAGAGGGCAGCATAATGGAAGAATATCATCAGATCACATTAAATGAGTATATAAGCATCAAAGAAGACATCAAGAGACGACTCAATCATCTGGCAGAAAGTTTTGTAGCGATCGGCTACAGACTAAAACAGATCAGAGATACAGAAGCATACAGGCAGGATGGATATAATACGATCTTTGAATTTGCAGAAAAAGAACTTGGATTAACAAAATCTCCAACAAGCCGATTCATGGCGATCAACGATAAATACAGCGTTGGTGGGAATAGTCTGGAATTAAGAGAAGAGTTCATTGGTTTAGGGAAAAGCCGACTATCTGAAATGCTAACGATGGATCCAGAAGATTATGTATTGATCACAAATCAGACAAGCATAAAAGACATTCGAGAGATTAAGCGAATGGAAAAGGCAGCAGAAGACAATGAAGTTCTAACGAAGTTTCAAGAGGTCCTAAGAAAAGAATATGCATCGCCAGACAGAAGAAAAGAGCTGATTGAGATTGCTAACGCAAAGTGCATTGACGATATCAAGGCAGCAGTCATTCCTGAAGGATATCGGTTAATGAAAAAAGGAGTCTTGGTGATCAAGTTCGAAGATGAAAAAATTACAGTTCGAACGATGGGAGTATCCGGAGTGCAGGAGCTAACTTGGAGCGAAATCTTAAATGAATATGATCAGACATTTGATTTAGGGGCAGCAGATCCATGGAAAGCTACATACGGAGAGATAGAGGAAGAATCTAAACCAGAACCAAAAAAAGTAGAAAAGAAGCCAGAACCGAAAAATCCGACAAAAGCAGAATCTATGCCAGTTGCGACATCACAACAAGAGGAAGAAATTCCCGGCCAGACAAGTATTGAAAAAGATTTTCCAGAGTATCTTCCAGATGATCTAAAGGTGGAAATTGAACAGACAAACAAGGTAGAAGTACCGGAAACCATCACAGATGATCATAGACATAAACTCAAATTGGCCAAGATGTTCTTTGATGATATGCAAACAGGTAAAAAACCATTCGATCTACAGAAAAATGATCGAGAATATCAATTAGGCGACATAATCGAATACAGAGAAATGGACAATGGAGAACCAACAGGACGGATTCTTGAAAAAGAAATTATCTATATCCTGGAAGGATTCGCAGGATTAACAGAAGGCTGGTGTATTTTGGCACTGGCGGACATTGTGAGGTGAGAAAATGTTAAATAAAAAAGAATTTGACGGATACGTCTGTGAAAATACAGGCAAGCAGATTAAAGAAATGAAATTATGTCCAGATAAACGTCTAAAACTAAAGCAAAGAATGAAATGTGATAAAGACTGCATCTGGTGTGAGAAAACAAATAAGTGCACGATCAGCTAAGCTGATTTATATACCACAGTAACTAATAATCAAAACGCATAAGAAACAAATTATAAGCCTGTTGCCACGGCAGCAGGCAGAAAGGAGACAGACAGCTTAGTTTTCTATCCGGCTAGATTCTTAAAGCAACTATTAACCAAGGATGTAAACATATTTTTTCAGATTTTTCCAGATAAAAATTTCATCGATTTATCTAGATTCAGTATTACAAATCACAAACAAAAAAGAATCATAACAATTTATATGATCGGACAAGGAGATGGAAACAGTGATCAAGATAAAATGTTATGTCGGATAGAGAACTAAGCTGTCTGAGCAATAATATGAAGTACACAGAACAATTTAAAAGAGGAATGGTAAGATCCTACATAGCTTCAGGAACAAGTTGTAAAGAATTTGCAGATAAAGTCGCAATCAACGTAGGCACGCTAAAAAGATGGATTAAACAATATAAAGATGAAGAAATTACCAAGGTATGCCGCAAGAAATATAGCATCGATTACAAAAAAAGTATAGTAAAACAGATGATATATGACGGAATTACCTGCGAAACTATGGCACGGAAAACAGGAATCAGTCGACAATTAATCAATTATTGGGACGATCAATATCGTTATGAGATCATTGATGAAGTAGATAGAGAAGAAAGGATGAGAAGAAAACAGACACAACAAAAGAGAGGAACAGCCTGGCATAGATACGGATCCGGTGTAGGAAGATACGAATAAGGAGGAGGTTATGACTATTACTGAAAAACTTACAGGCGTAGCGAAGAAAGAACATAAAACAGTAACCGATATCTTAGAAGAAGTGAAACAAGAGATGTGCGATCGGTATTGTAAATATCCAACGCTTGTAAATGATAGAGAAGAGTTATTTGCAGAGGATGGTCCATGTATGAAGTGTCCATTAAACAGATTATAAGGAGTGATACATAAATGGGATACAGAGATTGTCCATGTTTCAAGTGCGATCATGAAAAAGAAGGAGAAGAGAGGATAGAATGTCGAAGAAAATGCACTGAATTTACAGCATGGAAGTTAAGTATGCAAGCAGCAAGACAGAAAAAGGAAGAGGATAAGGTCAAATACTATTCATCTACTAGAAGAAAGTTTTATAAAAGAAATCTAATGAAACAAAAAGGTGGAAGAAGAATATGGTAGAGTCACGCAAAGCCTGTGCAGAGATAATCTGCATGGGCATTTGCACTAATCGGCTATGCCACAGACAAGAGCATCAGAAGACAACAGATCAAATAAGGCAGCAGATAATAAAACGTAACAGGAGGGGAGAACGTGGACAAGAACGTACTGATCCAGTATTGTGACATGAAAGAAGAAATTAAAGATTTAAGGAGAAGAATCACAGAGACTGAAAAGCAGATCTGGAAGATTGCAGAAGAAGGAACTGTAAAAGACACAGTAAGCGGCGGCATGGGTGGAATACAGCACTTTGTTGTTGAGGGTATGCCAGTACCAGAACTTAGCAGAAAGAGGCTGCTGCTTAATAAACGAAAAGCTATGTTGATTGAAAAAGAGAATGAACTTTTAGAATTAACAAATCAAGTAGAACAGTATATAAGCAGCATCGAAAAAAGTGAATTGAGAACTATTTTCCGACTGTATTATATTGATGGAATGACATGGACACAGGTAGCACACAGGATGAATGCCATGCATCCTAAAAGAAAGATTGCGTACAATGAAAAGAATCTGCAGAAGAGAAATGAAAGATTTTTTGCAGAAAATGAATAAATGTCGCTCACTGTCGTAGGAAAAAGGTTTAATATATAAGCTAAGGAAAAATGATGAATGAATATTCATAATTAGTCCTCTTCTTTTTACTTATGAACGAACCCGGGTGATCTTCGGACCCCGGGTCTTTTTGCGCCTAAATTCCTGAGATGATATATAACTATATTTTAGCGCAAGAGCGCGGGCTGATAATTTTATGAAAAACAACTGACATATTTAAGAATTGTATGGTAACCTAGAATATAAGAAATAAATAATTTAGGAGGACGAGATATGTCAGATAATGAGATAACAGCAAGTGGTAAACTTCCAGAATTAGGGGAACTAGAAAAGTCAATGATTGAAAATTTTAAAGCACGAAGTATAATGGAATTTCAGCAAAAAATAGAAAAAGACAAAGAAAAGATGCTAAAGACTATTAATCAAGCATCTAGAGGAAAAAAACTTGTAGAAAACATAGAACAAATACAGGAAAATCAGGTCCAACAAATAGAAAATCAAGAAGAACAAATAGAATTTTTGAAAGAACTTGCCAGATACCAAAAAGAACAAATAAAGGAATTAAAGGACATCTTTGCATCGTTAGAAGATTCTGTAATTGTAAGTAAAATGATTCAACAAGAATTGCAAAAAGAGGATAAAAGTGCATTAAAAGATTTAGTAGAAAAAGTAGGGACTGCAGAAGTTACAGCTTTTTTGACTGGAGTAATCAAAAGTATAGTAGATATGTCGAAGATTTTTTAAGTAATATATTGAATGAATTAAGGCACCTTCGGGTGCTTTTTTCGTGCGTAAATTTAGAAAGGAGTGAGCCTGAATGGCATTAACAGAAAAACAAAAAAGATTCTGCGATGAGTATTTGATCGATCTAAATGCTACTCAGGCTGCAATTAGAGCTGGATATTCGGTAAAAAATGCTGATAAGATTGGATCTGAACTACTAGGTAAAACTAGAGTTTCAGAGACAATTTCAAGAAAGATAGCTGAGCGATCGAAGCGAACTGGTATCAATCAGGATAGAGTTATTCAGGAACTAGCACGAATCGCATTTGTAAATCCACAAAATGTAATAGATTCAGAAGATGCTTCTGTAAGAGAAGATGCGACAGAGGATGATCTGGCATGCATACAGTCCGTAAAGGTCAAGACGATGGATGGAGCAAAAGGAAAATCGGTTGAGAGAGAAGTTCGATTGAATGACAAAATGAAGGCTCTTGAATTGCTTGGAAAGCATCTCGGAATGTTCAAGGACAAGCTGGAAGTTGATGCTGATATGGATCTGAATATTACAATCGACTATGGTGAGGATGATACTGGATGAACATAAAAGTACAGGCAAATCCTTGCTTCAAAGAGGTTGATCGTAGCAAAAAACGATACATTGTGATGAAAGGCTCTGCCGGATCCGGAAAGAGTATGGATACAGCACAGCATTATATCCTGAGACTCATGAGCGATCCTGGTCGTAATCTTTTATGTGTTCGAAAAGCAGATGTAACGAATAGAGATAGCACTTTTGCAGAATTGCAGGGTGCTATTTTTCGTATGTTTGGAGAACAGTATAAACGATACTGGTACATCAATGCATCAAATATGATCATAGAATGCAAGAGTAATCACAATCAGATCATATTCAGAGGTGTAAACGACGAAAGACAGAGAGAAAAGCTGAAATCAATCACATTCAAACGAGGAAAGCTAACAGATGTTTGGATAGAAGAAGCGACAGAGATCACACAGTCAGATTTTGAGATCATTGATGACCGATTGAGAGGCGAATTGCCAGAAGGACAGTTCTATCAGATTAGGATGACATTTAACCCTGTGTCAGCACACCACTGGATCAAGAAAGTGTTCTTTGATCGCGCTGATTCTGACGTACTGACACACCAGTCAACTTACGAAAAGAACCGATTTATTGATGAAGCATACCACAGACGAATGTTAAGACGCAAAGAAGTAGATCCAGAAGGATATAGAGTCTATGGTCTAGGCGAATGGGGAGAAGTTGCAGGATTAATCCTTAAAAATTATGTCATAGAAGAATTTGATCGTACACCAGAACACTTTGATTATATCGTAAATGCACAGGACTTTGGATTCAATCATGCCAACTGCATTGGGGAGGTTGGATTTAAGGACGGTGATCTGTATCTCTTCCAGGAACTGTATGTGTATGAGATGGATACAGAGGAGATCATTAAACGGGCAGCAGGAAGATTCAACAAAAAGCTTCGAATGTGGTGTGACTCTGCGGAACCAGATCGAATCAAGATGTGGAAGAAAGCAGGATATAGAGCAAAAGGAGTAAAGAAAGAACCAAACAGCGTCAGTGCTCAAATTGATTATCTTAAACAGCATAGGATACACATCTATCCAAGCTGTGTAAACACAATTAAAGAAATACAGCAATGGAAGTGGAAGAAAGATGAGAGAACAAATACTTATCTGGATGAACCAGTTCCATTTTTTGATGATGCAATGGCTATGCTACGTTATTCAATTGAAGAAGAACGTAAACAGAAGCCAAGACTAAATACCAACGTGAAAGGAGGAATATAATGCGAAAAGAAATTTATAGAATATCGCCAGACGAAGAACTAACAGATGCGAAGTTGAGTCAGTTTATCGCAAGGCATGCTACAGAAAGCACGTTTCGGTATAAACAATTACAAGATGCATACGAAACAGATTTCCCAATCTTTCACGAAAAAACAAAACCAGAGTGGAAACCCGATAATCGTATTGCTGTAAACTTTGCAAAATACATTGTAGACACAATGAACGGGTATTTCATTGGAAATCCAATCAAAATCACAGTAGATGGTGGAGAGGAAGCGATTGAAAAATACATAGAATTTCTCGATCAATATAATGATCAGGATGACAATAATGCAGAATTGTCTAAGATTTGCTCTATTTATGGAAAAGGGTACGAAATGTATTATAACGATGAAGATGGAAACGTCGGAATTATATATTTAGATCCAACAGAAGCGTTTATGATCTATGATGATTCGGTACTTAAACGTGAACGCTATTTTGTTCGGCTATATAGGGATGAGGATAATGTCTTGCATGGAAGTGTATCGGACCAAGAAAAAGTTCGATGGTTTACTATAAAAGGAAAGATTGTTTGGAATGAACAAGAACAATTACATTACTTTAATGGGGTTCCAGCTACGGAATATCGTGAAAATAAAGAATGCCAAGGAATATTCGAACCGGTGATGTCCATAATCAATGCATTCAACAAAGCAATCAGTGAAAAAGCCAATGATGTAGATTATTTTGCAGATGCATATTTGAAAATTATAGGGACTTTGCTAGATGAGGATGAATTGAAACATATTAGATCAGACCGTGTGATCAACTTTGATGGAGATGGCGAAAGTGTAATCGTTGATTTCTTACAGAAACCAAACGGAGACACGACGCAGGAAAACTTACTTGATCGATTACAAAATCTGATATTTTTAATTGCCATGGTAGCCAATATTTCAGATGAAAATTTTGGAACAAGTTCGGGTATTGCAATGGCATATAAATTGCAGGGAATGAGTAACCTTAGAAAAACCAAAGAACGAAAGTTTACCTCTGGAATGAATCGAAGATATAAGCTGATTTTTAGCAATCCTGGAAATGCTATGAAAAAAGATGATTGGGTGAAGTTGCATTATAAATTCACACCAAATGTTCCAGCAAACCTATTAGAAGAAAGTCAGATCGCACAAAATCTTTCTGGCGTTGTGTCACAAGAAACACAGCTCGGAGTCTTAAGTGTTGTGGATAATCCGAAGACAGAGATTGAACGTATAGACAAAGAAGAGGAGAAGCCGAGAGATGTAGTGATGCAGCAGATGTTTGGAGACAAGACAGATGAGCAGTAAAAATTACTGGAGAGAGCGAGAAGAACGTCAGAGAAAATTGAATATCAAAAATGAAGCTGAGTATCAAAAGAAATTAGATGATATTTATGCGGATATGCTTGAAAATATAGAAAAGGAGATCAATGGATTCTATGTAAAATATGCGAAATCAGAAGGAATCACGATGGCAGAAGCTAAGAAACGAATTTCAGAGATTGATATTGAAGCCTATGCTAAGAAAGCAAAACGCTATGTAAAGAACAAAGATCTCTCAAAGAAAGCAAATGATGAAATGCGGTATTATAATGCAGCGATGAAGATCAATCGATTAGAGCTGTTGAAAGCTAATATTGGAATGCATTTAGTTGGTGGCTATGATGAACTCGAGAAGATTTTTGGAGACGCATTTACGCAGCGGACAGAGGAAGAAATGCGAAAACAAGCAGGTATTCTTGGAAAGACAATTCAGAACAATGGCGAAAAAGCAGAAGTGATCGTAAATGCGTCTTACAAAAATGCAACTTGGTCAGAACGTATCTGGGCGCATCAGTCAATGCTGAAATCAGAGATTGATAAACTTCTTCAAGAAGGATTGATTCAAGGAAAGCATCCAAGTGTACTGGCAAGACATTTAGAAAAACGATTTGGAGTCAGTGAAAGCAACGCAATGAGGCTGATGGTTACAGAACTTGCAAGAGTTCAGACAGAAGCCCAGAAACAGTCGTTTATACAGAATGGCTTTGAAGAGTATGAATACATAGCATGTGAGAAAGCGGATGCATGCAATCAATGCAGATCATTGGATGGAAAGGTATTTAAAGTCGAGGATATGATGCCCGGAGAAAATGCCCCGCCAATGCATCCGTATTGTCATTGTAGTACAGCGGCTCATATGGATGATAATGATTATGAGAAATGGCTAGATACGTATTCGGAGCATGGACTTGATTTTGACACATGGAAACAATTAAATGTAACGGAAAGCGCAAATATTGAATGCTTACGCAAAGGAAGCAATCATGTTTTGTTAGACGAAATAAAATCGGATCACTATGGAAGAAAATTCAATAAAATAACAAAAAACAGTGCTGTTAATAACTCTGTGAGAAAGTATTCAAGAGCAATACTAACTCATAGAAATGGAACAGATGGCGAAGATTTATACATAATTAGTGCTAAGACTGGCAAAAGGTTATTTTCAAAGACAAAGGGAGCAAATGAGCTTGGAGTAGAATTATCTTTAGAAGAGATAAAGAAAATTAAACAATATGCAAATGTGGATGGAATTATAGGTATACATAATCATCCTACAAATATTCTACCAACAGGAAGTGATTTTGTGTCTGCAGGTGCAAGAGGTTATGAATTTGGTATTGTCGCTACGCACGACGGCAGAGTATTTTTATATAAAACAGGAAATAAGCCGTTTAGAAGTGCATATTTCAATCAAAACGTTGACAAATATGTATCTGCGCCATACAATTACGATATAGAGAAAGCTCAGATAAAAACATTATCTGAGTTTGGAAAGGAGTTCGGAATTGTATGGAGAGAATTGACATAGAAAAGAAGGATGTAATTATTCACAGAGATATGGCTCCTGAAGAAAGAGAAAAGGAACTTCAAAAATTAAAGGAAGAAAGCAATCAACTTAAAGAATGGGAAGAATAGGCACTACTGCTAATGATGATGGGTAGTGCTTATTTTATTTGCGAAAATCAGGGTTCAAGGTTTTAAGCAAAAAGAAAGTAGATGGAGTCTGGTATATTCTTTTACGAGAGGTGTAGCTATGGCGTATGAAGATATTTATAAAGGATTAACAGAAGAAGAAAAACAAAGAATGATCAAGGACGACATTCCAAAGTTTCGAGTTATAGGAGACGCTAATTTATCGGAAGAAGAGTTGGGACAAGCCGAACAAGATTTAGACAAAATAATTAAAAGACTTCGAAAGAGAGCTAAAAACAAAAATGATAGAAATAAAAATACGTGATCATGAAATCGCAGTAGTAGGTCATGCAAATTATGCAGAGTATGGCAGAGACATTATATGTGCATCGGTGTCGATGTTATTGCAGAACCTAGTAAAGTCGATTCATGATCTAACCGACGACAAAATAGAATACGATTTAAAAGCTGGACAGGCTTTTATCAAATACAGGAATTTATCAGAGAAATCGAAAACTTTGATAGATTCCTTTTTTATTGGTATTTGCAGCATTGCAGATGCTTATCCGAATTATGTTCGGATTGTGTAACTATTATGACCGAAAAGTCGTTAAACTAAGTTTTTGTTAGCAATGATCTGGAAGAGACGGATCAGGGCGAAAGGAGCAAACATGGAGAAACGCAAGTTATTTTTACAACTGTTCACAGAAGGAGATGACGGTGGGACCGGAGACGGGAATGGCGATGGATCCGGAACAGATGGTGGAAATAATGAACCAATGTCGTTTGATGACTTCTTAGGCCAGGAAGGAAATCAGGCGGAGTTTGATCGCAGAGTAAACAAGGCAGTCAAAACAGCAGTGACCAACGCAGAAGAGAAATGGAAGGCACTGACTGACGATAAGCTGACTGAAGCAGAAAAGCTTGCTAAAATGACCAAAGAAGAAAAAGCGGAATATCGTGCGAAGAAAGCAGAAAAAGAACTGGAAGAACTGAAAAAGATGAATGCCAGAACAGAACTTGCGAAAACAGCACGAAAGATGTTAGCGGACGAAGACATCAATATTCCAGATGAGCTTCTTGGTAATTTGGTAGCAGACGATGCAGACGGAACTAAGACAGCAGTTGAATCATTTGCAAAAATGTACAAAGAAGCTGTGCAGGCAGCAGTTAAAGAAGCGATCAAAGGAAAACCACCAAAAGCAGGAACAGGCGGTGGAAACACGATCACAAAGGAGCAGATAATGGATATTAAAGATCCGATTGAACGTCAGAAGATGATCCGAGAAAATATCAATCTGTTCCAGTAAAGAAAGGAGAAGAAATGGGAAAATATAAATTAGACTTGCAGTTATTTGCAGCACCAGATGGAATGACTGGACAGGGAAACTTAGAAGTAAAGGCAAGGGAAATTGACTTTGTAACATCTTTCGGAAAGAATATTCAGGCATTATTAGATGTACTTGGTATCGCAAGGATGATCAGAAAAGAGAATGGAAGTGCCTTAAAAACAAAAGAAGTAGCAGGAGAACTGAAATCAGGAGATATTGGAGAGGGAGAAGAAATCCCATATTCTCAGTACAAAGTAACAGAAAATGTATTCGATACGATTAAGATTGAAAAGTATCGAAAAGGCGTATCCTTGGAAGCAATTGCAGAAAAAGGATATGATGTTGCTGTCAATGATACAGACGAAGAATTTAAATCAGATCTTCAAAATAAGGTTAGTGATAAATTCTACAAGCAGTTAAAAGCTGGATCATTAACAGGATCAGAAACGACATGGCAGATGGCGATTGCAATGTCTATCGGAAAAGTTAAGGACAAATTCAAGAAGATGAAAAGAACCGCAACGGGTGTGGCTGTATGGGTTAATACACTTGATGTGTACAAATACCTAGGTGCAGCAGATATTACACTGCAGACAGCATTTGGATTTGAGTACATGAAGAATTTCTTAGGTGCTGATGTAGTATTTATCAGCTCTGAGATTCCAGAAGGTGTTGTAATTGCAACTCCATTAAACAACATCGTAGCTTATTACGTCGATCCAGGAGACAGTGAATTTGTAAAAGCTGGATTATCTTACACAACAGATCCAACAACAGGATTTATTGGATTTCACGCACAGGGAACATACGAAAGAGCGATTTCAGATATGTTCGCAATCATGGGCTTACGCCTTTTCTGCGAATATCTAGATGCAATCGCCTATACAAGTGTTGGAAGCCGAGATACACAGACTCTTGGAGAGTTACATCTTACAGCAGTAGAAGGTACAAATGCTGGTGATACAGCGATCACAATGGATGAACAGCTCATGTCTATGAAAAATGCATTTAAATATAAAATAAATGCATCTGCGGCAACAACAGTAACTTACGGCATGGATGTAAAGAACTGGTCTAAATGGGATGGAGTATCAGAAATCACAGCAGCAAAAGGCAGTCATGTGACAATTGTTGAGTGTGATCGTAACTATAAAGCAGTAAGATCAGGGGATGTAGTGTCCGCTGCGAAAGAATAGTGAGGTGCTGATATGGCTTATGAGGTAGTAAAAGCATTTCATGATCTACAGGATTATAAAGATATTAAAGGCGGCAAAGTGTATCATCACTATGACGTTGGGGATACATATCCAAGACAGGGATTAGATCCAGTGCCAAATAAAACTAGAATCGAGGAACTTCTTAGCAGTGGAAACGCTCAGGGAGTTCCTTTAATCGCGGAAGTAAAGGAGAAAGCGAATGCTGGAAAAGCTTAAGATAATGCTTTGTTTTGAGGATTCCACACAGGACGAAAAACTGATGCTGATCTTAGATTCTGTAGAATCGAGGCTTCGATTGCTTCTTGGCGGCGCAGATCCACCAGATGAGATGGAACACATCATTATCGAAGTAGCGATCATTCGTTTTAATCGCATCGGATCCGAAGGACTGGCAAGTCATAATGTTGAAGGAGAAACACAGTCATATGCGTCCGCAAATGATTTTGCTCCGTTTATGGATGAGATTCGGGCATATTTAGAAACGCAAAAAGATGCAAAACGAGGAAAGTTGAGGTTTCTATGAGATATGACACAACGATTTACTTTCAAAAGTTGACACAAGGAGAATATGATCAGGAAACAGGTGATTACAAAGAAGATCCTGTAAGCGAAGATTCAAGACAAGCCTCGATCATGGATACAACAACACAGATGATGCGACTGGTTTATGGGATGATCAAGCAGGGCAGTTTAACGATTCAGTTACAAAATCACTATGATCAGCCATTTGATCAGATCAGAGTTGGAAATACAATCTATAAGGCAGATCATTCAAGGAAGCTTCGAACCAAGCAGACTTTTATTGTGTCGGAGGTGCAATGATGAGTGGAATTAAGGTGAATGGATTAGATCAGCTTAATGCGAAGTTGAGAAAGAATTTAGATTTAAAAGCTGCAAAAACTGTTGTTAGACATAATGGAGCTGAATTACAAAAGAAAGTAAAGAAGAATACTGATAACTTTAAAGGGCATTATGAGTGGGTTAAAGGAGAAGGACTTAAATTCGTAACGCCATCAGGTAATTTAAAAAGACACGTTACCCTTAGTATTAAAGATTCTGGATTAACAGCAGTGGTTGAGCCAGAAGTTGACTACGCAGAATATGTTGAATACGGAACACGCTTTATGGAAGCACAGCCTTATCTAAAGCCTGCGTTGGATGAACAGAAACGTATTTTTAAAAGCGACTTAGAAAAGATAATGAGGTGATTATGGATCCACAGCAGGAACTATTTACTATGTTGCTGTTAAAATTAAAAGAAAAATATGAGGATACGGGAATTGGTGTGTATGATACATTCTTACCGCCAGATGGAACCCCGTATCCTTTTATTTATCTTGCTGACAGCACACAGGATGATCAGGCAAATAAAACAACAGTCTTTGGCGCAGTTAGTCAGGTAATCCATGTCTGGCATAACAACCCAAGACAGAGAGGAACATTATCGAAGATATTATTAGAGATCAAAGATATGTGCTACAAGATCGAAGAAACAAAAAACTTTGGTTGGAATCTTGTAAGAGTAAATCAAAGAATCCTCTCAGACGCAACAACGAAAGAACCCCTGATGCACGGGGTTTTAGAATTAGAATTTACATTTAATTAGGAGGTAGCAATGTTAAATTTACAGCTTTTTGGAAATGAAGCGGTGCAGGGCAAGAAGATTGTTTATCTGTATCGAATTTTATCAGAAGCGGCAACACAGAATGGTACAGCGTTAGCATTTACAACAGAAAATGGCCGTACTAAATCAAAAGATGCAGATTCCACAGCCACAAAGGATGGTTCTGTCAGAACACCAGGTGCTGCAGAAGTGGAGATCACAGCAACATCAATCTTAAAGAAAGATGACGAAATGATTAAAAAACTAGAAAAGGCTTTAGATGATGATGCATTGATTGAAATTTGGGAGGCTAATCTGGCAGAACCAGTATCCGCAGGAAATAACAAATTCAAAGGAAAGTATTTCCAGGGGTATTTAACAGAAATCGAATATACAGCTAATGCAGATGAGTTTGTAGAGGTTTCTTTAACATTTGGTATCAATGGAACAGGTGTGGATGGAGATGTAACTGTGACAACACAGCAGCAGGAACAGGCATATACATTCGTAGATACACCAAAAACAGGAGCTTAGGAGGATATAATACATGTACGAATTACAGATTAACAAATCAACATATGAATTTAACTTTGGAATGGGATTCATGAGAGAGATCAACAAAACAATTGCTGTCCCAGTAGAAAATATTAAAGGAAAAACAAAAGACATTGGTCTGCAGTATAAAGTTGCAGAAATGCTTGATGGTGATCTTGATGCATTAGAAGATGTTTTATTGGTAGCGAACAAAGGATTTACACCACGACTTGAACGAACAGAGTTAGATAAGCACATTGAGGATGAAAACACAGATATCGATGCATTATTTGATACGGTATTGGGTTTCTTAGAGAATGCAAATGCTACGAAGAGAACGACACGAGAGCTGAAGGAAGAAGTGGAGAAACAGAAGAAGAAACAGGAAGAATAAAAGATTTTGAAGAAATATACCGGGAGCTGGCGATTGAATGCTTCCGGTATTTTGGTTTTACGTCGTTTGATCAAGTTGATCGATTAACAATCGCACAATATGAGATCATGGCTGAAGCGGCAAGGCTAAAAGAAGTAGATAAAGACTACAGAAATCACTGGCAAGCGTTTCTTAATTTTGCCGTACGTGCAAAAAAGAAAGCCGGAAAGAACAGACAAAAACCAGTCTATCCAACATTTAAGAAATTCTACGACTACGAAGATGCGATCAATCAGGCAAAACAAAAGAATAAGCCAGATCGATTTGAGAAGATGAAGAGATTGCTAAGAAGGAGGGAGAGCTGATGGCAGAATCATATAGTGTACAAGCAGTGTTATCTGCGGAAGATAAAGGATTTACATCTGGGATGAAGTCTGCTGGTGCAGCGGTTACCTCTCTTGGGCAAAAATTAAAAAGCGGCATTGGATTCGGGGCAATGATGGCGATTGGAAATAAAGCGGTGTCTGTAGTCACTTCTGGACTTTCAGAAATTGTAGGAGGACTAAATGAATCAAGTGCTGCATGGAAAACTTTTGAAGGTAACATGAGCATGAATGGTCATTCAAAAAAAGAAATAGCAAGGACCAAAAAAGAGCTTCAAAAATTTGCGGAGCAGACGATTTACAGTTCTTCAGATATGGCATCTACATATGCTCAATTAGATGCAGTTGGTACAAAAAGTACAACGAAACTTGTAAAAGGATTTGGAGGTTTAGCTGCAGCAGCAGAAAATCCACAGCAAGCAATGAAAACTTTGTCACAGCAGGCTACACAGATGGCAGCAAAACCTAAAATACAGTGGGAAGACTTCAAATTAATGCTTGATCAGACACCTGCGGGTATTGCAGCTGTTGCAAAAACAATGGGAAAATCTACGCAACAGTTAATCAAAGATGTTCAGGATGGTAAAGTAAAAACCGAAGACTTTTTTGCGGCAATTGCTAAGACAGGAACGAATAAACAGTTCACAAAGCTTGCAACAGAATATAAAACTGTTGGACAAGCAATGGATGGTTTAACAGAGACGGCAGCAAATAAATTGCAGCCAGCGTTTGATAAAGTATCTAGCATTGCAATTAAGGGAGTAAGTGATGTAACGAATCTTTTAGATAATGTCGATGGTAATAAAATAGCGAGCAAGATTGGTGGCTTTGCAACAAAGGCTGGGAAATACTGGTCTGTTTTCAAGACAGATGCAAAAGAAATAGGACAAGCGTTCGGATCAGCAATAAGTGCTATTGGAAAAAACATGGGAGAATTGAATGGATCATTTGGCTCTGCAAAATCTGTATCTGGATTTAAAAGCATAATTGGTGAAATTACCGGAGGGTTAAAAAGTTTTGCTGGATTTTGTGAAGATCATTCAGATGCAATTGCATCGCTGATAACGCAATTACCAAAATTATTAGTAGCTTACAAAGGTTTTAAAATTGTAAAATCAGTTGCACCAGCGGTACAAACATTTGGATCTGCAATTACTAAATTAGCAGGAAAAGGGATTGCCGCAATTGCAGGAAAACTATTTGGTATTGCAGTTGGAGAAAAAGCAGTTGGATCAGCAAGTATGGAAAGTTATAGGCAAACAATGCAAGCAGCAAAAGCGTTCATGATGCTTGGAGTTGGAGTACTGACAATAGCTGCAGGTTTTGGAATTATGGCTGGATCTGCTATTGCACTTGCTAATTCCGGAGGCGTAGCAATTGGAGTTATGATTGGTATGGTTGGTGCTTTAGCATTGATCGGACTTGGACTGACAGCAATGTTAAAAAGTGTATCGGTTGCACCGGCACAACTATCTGCTACATCAGTTGCATTTTTAGCAATGGGCGCGGCAGTCGTATTAGTTGCAGCCGGACTAACGATCATGGCGGCGGCAAGTATTGCACTTGCAAATGCAGGTACACCAGCGATCGCCTGTATGGCAGGAATGGTTGTAGCTGTTGGAGCGTTAATGGCGATTGCAGGAGCCGTTGGACCAGCAATGATAGCGGGAGCCGTTGGGTTTATTGCATTTGGTGCAGCAATTGTACTTGTTGGCGCGGGGGCATTATTAGCGGCAGCATCGTTAGCAGTTGTTGCAGGAGTTCTTCCAACAGTAGTGCAATACGGAACTGCAGGAGCTGTGGCAATAGCATCACTTGGAGCAAGCATGATTGTATTTGGAGCAGGAGCAGCAGTTGCTGGAGCTGGATGTATTGTACTTGGAGCTGGATTACTAGCGGTTGGAGTTGGAGCTACGACAGCAGGAGCCGGGCTTTTAATACTTGGAACATCGCTTACAGTAACAAGTACAGGATTTACTGCATTTGGAAATGTTATCAAAACTGTCGTTGGCGCAATCAGCGGAGGGCTTCGAAGTGTACTTGATGGAATTTCGGGTGTGATCAAGTCTGTTGGAGAATCTGCGAAGAATGCAGGAACTGGATTTAAGAGTGTAGCCGAAGGAATCAAGATGATTTCCGGATTATCGATAGGATCTATTGCAAAAAGCCTTGGGGCAGTAGCAATCGGGATTGGAAAAATCTCTCGTAAAGGCTCCGACATACAACAGACTGCAAATGGCATGAAGACCCTATCAGCAGCATCAACATCTGTAAATTCAAGCTTTGGATCCATGGGAGCGAAAGCAACATCAGCGCTATCTGGAATCAAAAAATCAATGTCCAGTACGGCCAATGCTGCAAAATCATCTGGAAAGAAGATGGGAAGCGGGTTCACCTCTTCTATGCAAAGTGGATTAAGCAAAGGACCAGGTATTGCCTCAAAAGCTGTATCTAGCACAAATTCAAGATTACGTTCAGGACGATCTGGAGCATACAGTGCAGGTGTTTATATCAGTCAAGGGTTTGCACAAGGAATGAGTTCATGTCTGGGACAGATCGAAGCCGCAGCATCCAGAATGGTATCAGCAGCAGAAAAGGCAATTAAGGCAAAAGCTCAGATTCATTCACCATCCAAGTTGACAAAAAAAGATGGTCGCTACATAGCTGCGGGGCTTGCGATTGGTATTAGAAACGGCATCAGTAGCGTGAAATCAGCAAGTAAAACCTTGGCAAAAACAGCAATTGAGACTATGACGAAGGCTACAAAATCTCGTAAATATGAAGATGCTGCAGGTGGTGCAATTGATAAGTACAAGACATCTATGAATAATAAGGTGTCTAGTATTACAAAATCTTTAAATAATAAGATTAATGCAGGTGTCAAGAAACTTAAGAAACAGCATCCGAAACTCAAGAAGGCTTATACGAAGGTTGGAAAGATTCTAAAATCTGACATGAGCAAAACTATAAAGAACCAAGGACAAAAAGCAATCAATGCAGCAGATAAGGCGTTAACAGCTCTTGGGAAGAAATATCAAGAGAAATACGATGCGATTGTCTCAGATCGGGATAGCTATAAGAGTAAATTGGCTGATTATGGAGATCTTTTTAGCTCAGATAGTTATGGGTTTATTTCTATTGTGGATTTTAAAGCACAGAAAAAGCAGGTTGAACAGCTTGCAAAAAATATGGAGAGACTTAAAAAGGTGCTTCCGTATGATCTCATGAAAGATATCCAGAATCTTGATACTGCACAGGGTCTGAAATATACAACAGAACTGTTAAAGAAAAGTGATGCATGGCTCACTCAGTATGGAAGGGATTATTCAGCATTTATTAATAGTGCTAATTCGAATGCTCAGACATATTACAAGCCATATATTGACCAGATCGATAAAGATTATAATAACGCGGTTACAACCGAGCTTAGCAAATTAAAAATACAAATGAATAAGATTGCACAGGATGCAACAAAAGGGTTTGTGAAGGGATTGACATCTAAATCGAATAAAAAAGCTTTAAATAAAGCAGCAAAAGATTTGGCTAATATCCTCACAAGGGCAGTGAAAGGAAAACTAAAAATCCACTCACCATCCCGTGTCATGAAAGCCCTAGGTGTTTTTGTTGTAAAAGGATTTGTCAATGGAATTTCTTCTATGGGTAATACACTGGATAAAACGATGAACAATATTATAACAATTCCAAACTTTGATAATCTTGCGATTGCAGGAGATGTTGGCGGTAGTCTTAGTAGTGATTATGACTACTATGCACAAGCAGAGTATACGATTGTTGTTCCAGTTGATCTCGATGGCAAAGAGGTTGCAAGAGTAACAGCTCCATACACAGAAGCAGAGCTAAGCAAACGGCAGACAAGACAAAACAGAAAATTAGGAAGATTGTAACAGGAGGCGCATATGCAATACAAATTTATAGATATCTATGATTCACAAGATGAGATTGCATTGCCTTCTGAAGCAATGAATTTCAATGGAAAATTTCTTGAAAATGAGATTCTGGGGTATAGGACACTATATGTTAGTGGAAGGGAATCTCTTGCTCCTGAATTAGAATTTTTTGACCGAACCAGAAGACACGGTAAAGAGGTTAAGGGAAGACGATTCACAGAAAGAGTGATTACGGTAGGATATCAGCTGATGAGTCCTACCGCTTTTGATTTCCGTCTGGCCTATAATAAGATGGCTCAGATTTTAAATGTGGATTCTGCAAGGATTGTATTTGCAGATGAACCAGATAAATATTTCACTGGAACACTCACTTCGATTGGAGATGTAGATCCTGGAAGATTATGTATTACTGGAGAATTAGAATTTACATGTGCTGACCCATTCAAATATTCGATAAAGGAAAAAGCATATAGTTTATCTAAAAAAACAGAGATCTATTATGAAGGGACACAAGAGTGTTTCCCCAAAATACAATGGAAAATGAAAAGTAATGCTGGATATGTTGCAGCATATAAAAATGATGCGCAAACAATCATACAGATCGGAAATGTATCAGAACAACAAGGGTCTGGAAATACATTTCAAACTGGAGATATTATTACGGCACAATGCGAAGATGCAAAAATTTTTGTGAATAATAGGGAATCAGAAACACTGGGAGCACTAGGGAATACATGGGAGAGTTTTTATTTATCCCCTGGAGAGAATACGATCGGAGTATTGACGTCAGATTGGAGTGAGATTCCAGAAACCCAATTATTAGTGAGGGAGGTGTGGTTATGATATTGTATTTTGCAGATCGTGAATTAAATATTATAGGGAAAACCTCAACTAAGCTGCCGAAAGGAAGTGTTATATCAAATGATAAAAAAACAGAAGATATTGAAACAATGGCAACATCTTTTGAATGCGATGTATCATATACGGCATCGGACCAGAGGAATATTGAGATTTGCACAACACCAGGGAACTATATTTTGCGGAAGACAGAAAATGATGAGGATATAATGTTCCAGATCATAGATTCTGAGAAAGATGACGACTCTATGACTTGGCATATCTATTGTGAAGATGTTGGAATGGAATTATTAAATGAAGTTGCATTAAAAACAGAAGAAGCCAAGTCCTGGACAGCAACGCAAGCAATATCAAATACAATTATAGGAAGTGGATATGAGATAGGAATCAATCGGAGTGATAGTACCCAGAAACTTTGTGAATTTTCAGAGCAGACAAGATCAGAAAGGTTAAAAGACATTGCTGATTTATTTGCTATCGAAATTGATTATCGCTTCGATTTGAGCAGCGATGAAAAAACGGTATCACACAAATACATTGATATATACAAAAAAAGAGGTGAAAGCAAGGGTGTAATACTGAGAAAATATATCGATTTTGACAAAATAACTGTTTCAAAATCAATACAGAATTTGGCAACATCGTTATACGCATATGGTGCTGCAGATACGTCCGGAGTAGCAATAACGTTAGAAGGGTATGCATATGATGATGGCGATTTTGTCATTGCACAACAAGAATTTGATGATAGAAACGGGGACGGAATACCGGATAAAGGATACTGTTTACAATCCAGAAACGCTCTTGAAAAATGGGGAAGGTGTATCGATGGGACAAAAAGGCATATAACGAAAATATACAATCTCGATACAGTTGATCAGAAGACATTGTTCGAAGGAACGTTGAAAGAATTAAAAGCAATTTGCGATATCGCAACAAATTATGAATGTGATATATCAAATACGACCAAAAGCATATCACTTGGAGACACGATTAATATGGTGGATGAAAGTGCTGCATTATTTTTATCATCAAGAGTTTTAAAGATAGAAACCTCTGTAGTAGACAAAACAAAGAAATTGACTCTGGGTAAGTACTTAATCAAGAGTAATGGAATTTCAGACCAGACGAGACAAAATATCACACAGATTATTACGACGGTTATTGGAAGCAGGGTTCAAGAGATGTCTGCGGATGACGTCAGAAGTATATGCGTGTAATGTAAAGGAGAAATATGATATGGCATTAATGGGAGAAGAAGCTTTAAAAGAAGTCTGGAATATGATAAAAGGAAAAATCTCAGAAGAAAAGCAAGTGTATAAATGGGTTTTTGCAGATAAGAACTGTACAATGTCAATATTTCGCCAAATGAACATTTGTAATATCAGGGTGACCGCTAAAAATGATCTATCAGGCTTCGAGCTAAAATTGCCGGAAGGTTTTTATCCGGATAACGAAATTAGCGATGAAAATGGAATATCAATCGCAATAAATGGAGCTACAAGTGTAAATATATCTTCTGGGAAGACAACTTCATTATCCTATAGCACGTCAAATTTTCTGCCAGATGAAAGCTATAAAATGTAGGGAGAACTGAAATATGATAACGATTGATAATGATTTAAGGACAATAAATATACCTTCTGACACTAGATTGCTTGGAGTGGTAGGTGATAAGGATGTAAATACATTAGAATTTGAAATGCCACGGAGATATAAAGGGTTAGATCTGTCTGAGTATAAAATACAGATAAGATATAAAAATATTGAACGAGGAAGATTAAGATATATGGAAGGTGAATATGATCCACCTAATATTGTTTTTAACGATGAAAAAATTAATTTTTATTGGGTAATCGGTAACGATGCCTGCAGCTATCGTGGAATAACAGAGTTTTCAATATTTTTGGAAAAAGATAACTGTAAATTCAATACCAGATGGGCAGCACTTCCCGTTTTTGAAAAACAATTTCCAGAAGTAGGACACACAGTGAAGGATAGCGAATTGGTAGAAATTGATGTGGATGAGATGAAATTTAGTGTTGAAGATGAAATACTTATAATGTCTCGAAAATAGGAGGTAAAAATGAAGAAAACAGTAAAAGGATTTGTGGATTCAGAAGGAAATGAATATCAGTATAAAGATGAAATTGCCCGTGCACAAAATCAAAAATTATCGCAAAAAATTGATATCGAACGAAAACGCATAGACTCTATCGCAAAGCTTCCTAGCGGATCAACTAGTGGCGATGCAGAACTTGCGGATATCCGTGTTGGTGCCGATGGAGAAACATATGATACTGCCGGACAGGCAGTTAGAGAGCAGATCAGCTCACTAAAGAGTGATACATCTAGAATTAAAAAAAGTCTAAGAACTACGTATGTGGATATGAATTTGTTTGCGTTGGGAACGATAAATAAAGATACAGGGGAAGAAGAATCCTCTAATAAAATATTACGATCAATTATCGATGTTAACGCAACAGAAGATATTACAATCAAATTACCTAAAGGTTACCAATGGAATGTTGCACATTGGTTAGCTGGAAAATATAGAAGCGACTTGTGGAACGAAAATAGTTGGTATCAAAACCTAACTATCGAAAAAACTACGGCAAATTATAAATATCGAATATTAATTAGGCGATCAGACGGTGCTGATATTACACTTAGTGAACTTATAGGTGTAGCTGAAACAAATCGTGAAGACTTGCAATCGTTTGACAAGATTGATGATTTAAAGAAAAAATTAAATAGCTATACGGAAGCTGCTGAAACATCAGCACAAGAAGCAGAACAAAGTAAGACAGCTGCAGAGACGGCAGCACAACAAGCGGCACAAAGCAAGACAGACATTGACAATATTAAGTCTGATATCGAGGAAGCGGCCAAGGGAGAAAATGTAACGCAGATACAGCAAAATATGAACGACATTAGTTCACTAAAGGAAAAACTATCAGAAATAGATACAGTTAATCATATTAGCGAAATACAGATGACATCCGGGAAGTATAAGAGGATGTTTTTTACAAAAGAGCTGGTAAAAACAAATTCAAGCGGAAAAGCAACAACGACTGATATAAAAGATAAAATAGAAACCCTTGGCGGTAAATGGGATTATAATACAAGCGTATTTGGATACGCGGAAGAAATAGGAGTGATGATCTCAGCGAGTGCTGACATAGTAGAATCTAGCAACACATATGGCGCGGTAAAAATACGAGCGTACAATGCAGACGGTTCTGCGCATTACGACAGCGGTGATTTCGCAGTTACACAAGTGGCGCTATTGATATTTACCGACGAAGCGTAAGGAGGGACATATATGGTTATAGCAAATGTGTTAAGTACATACACAACTGTAAGTGGATTATGGCAATACGACTATGGACAAGTATTACGTATACAGGGGATAAAATTACCGCCAGCTGTAGAGATACACTTTTCACTTCAGGAGCGAGGTGGGGAGTCGGTTACTAGAGTTGGGACAACAAAGGATAACGTGACAGATGTGGTAATTCCGGACAGCATGTTAGAGAATGGAGATATAACGACAGATTATAAAATTTATGCATTTATCTATTTGACTGATTCGGAATCTGGACAGACTGAATATAAGATTTCGATGTCTGTAAAATCACGTCCACGTCCAGAGCAGTTTGAAAAACAAGAAGATGGCGAGCTTTTTCGAAAGGCCATATCTGAGGTAAATAAATCAGCAACATCTGCACAGGAGAGTGCGACAAAATCTGCGACAGCAAAAGATGAAAGTATAGCTGCATCTAAAGAAGCAAAGCAGTCCGCGGAAGCGGCTAGTGTATCTGCACAGGCAAGTAAGAATAGTGCTGATGCAAGTAAAGGATCCGAAAAAACAGCGAGTAGTGCTGCGACAGAAGCTGTAAACGTAAAAGATATTGCAGTCAAAGCAGCTGACAGTGCATATAATAGTGCTTTAGCATCGAGCAGATCAGCAAAAGAAGCAAAGCAATCCGCAGAACAAGCGGATACAGCAGCAAAGAGTGCAAACGAAAGTAAACAAGCAATTGAACAGTTAAAGACTGCGATTGACACTACTGCTGAGCAGATCGCAACAGATCGTACAGCTGTGGAAACCGACAAGAAAGAAGTCCAAAAAGCGAAAAGTGCTGTAGAAGATTTAAAAGGAGCAATCGAGCAGAAAAGCTCAGAAGCGATTACAAATATCGGAACCGCAAAAGATAACGCAATTAAAGACGTAAATACTGCGAAGGATACAGCTGTAAGCGCAGTCACACAAGAGAAAGAATCGGCTGTAAATGCTGTGAATGAAGCTAAGGATGCAGTTGTTGCAGAGATAAATGAGAACGAAAATGTACAGAAGATCCAGAAGAATAAAGATGATATAGCAGAATTAAGAGAAAATCTAACGACAGTTGTTGATTTAGAAATGTCCGATAATCTTTTAGATAATGCGAACATATTAAAAAATAAGCGTTTAAGAAGTTGGAGTAAACCAACAATAGACGACTATACATATGATTATGAAAATTCATATGTTTGTCCAATTATAGCAGTTATACCAGGAAGTACATATGTATTTATAAAAGATAATGTAAAGGTAAAACTTAGGGGGATTATTGGAACATTATTCTTTAAAGAAGATGGTAGTTTTTTAAGTTCCGTTTTTGATAATAATATTATTGATATTGTAATCCCAGACGAAGCTTATTACGTAAGTTTTGCAACAAATGGTAATGACTTTTCTGAATATAATTTTAAATTATATAATGAAAACATGGACTATAGTTATACGGAGTATGGCTATAAAGCAAAAAGGCTTGAAAAAATAGAAAAGAATATTGCAAGTGCAAAAGAGATTGTAGCAGATTTAGCTATTAAGCCTACCGCAAGTGGAAGTCCTGTTATACTGACGGATTCAGCTGAAATGCCAATTCATGACATGAATATATATGGGAAGTCATGGCAGACAACTACAAAAGGTATTAATTTAATGCCTGATAATTATATCAGAGTTGATAGTTCTATGCATAAAACAGAAAGTATAGATGTTGAGGCAAATACAAAATATGATATTTCGTTTGTTGACGTTCTTAAAAATTTTGTATGGGTTAATGAAATCGATGAGAACGGAGAAGAAACACAAACATTAGTTCAAAGAAATGTTTCGACTGATGGTCGATGTCATGGGATTATAACAACAAAAGATACAACACAAAAAATTTATTTGCTTATGTGGACAAATGGATTACAAACAAATGCAGATAAAATATTGCCACAGATTGCTGTAGGAGATACTGATATTGTATATGAACAATATACAGACTGTAAACCATCGCCAAGTATTGATTATCCACAAGAGGTTCTATCGAGGGAAGTAAATAGAATTACCGTAAATAGTGCTAACATTTTAAACATTTTGGATAAAGAAGAATCAGTATATGATAAGAATGGTTTAACGTATTCTATCAAAAATGGAGTTATAAAAGCTAAAGGTACTGCAACGACGAGTATATCGACAAGAATAGATATTAAAACTGATATTGATCAAAAAATGATTGCAAATAAACCGTATATTTTCATCCCAACTCCTATAAAAGGATCAGAAAACGAAAATGTTTATTTAGATTTTACCAATTCTTATAGTCGTGGAATATCATTAGCATCAAAAAATATTAATACGGTTATTAATATGTCAATTACAGATGTTCAACATGTTTTTAGACTTTATATTAGGTGTAAAGAAGGAACAACAATAGATATGGAATGGAAGCCGCAATTATTAATTTCTAATAGTTTATTATCTTATCAAGCGTACACTGAACAAATTGTTGAATTTGATGAGCCAGTGATCTTGCGAGGACTACCTGTTAAAAAAAACGGCAATTGCATAATTGATGGGCAACAGTATATGTCAGATCGGATATGTAAAAAAGATGGCGTTTGGGGCGTTGAAAGAAACGTTGTTAAATATAAGTTGAATACAAAAGATTATTCACAATATGAGGCAGACGCACAACAGATTGGAAGTCGTATCAATGTAAAATTAAGTAGAAATCTACTGACTATGTTTGGAGATGATAAAAATAGCACCCATTTAATTTCAACAGCAGATAATACTGCAACTTATAATAATGAGGCATCGACGGGAAAGATATGGGCTAGATTCTTTGTTGGAAGTGATGTTATTGATTCAATAGAAAAATACAAGGAATATATCAGTTCGCATGACGTATATGTGTATCCTTATACATCTGATCCAGCATTTGAACCATTTTCTGATTCGGTACAAGAACAGCTAAATGCACTAGCAACAAATCTAAAATACACAACAGTATTTACAGATAACGGGTTATGTGAATTGACTTATATAGCTGATCCTAAAACCTATATTGACAATAAATTTAATGAACTTAGTAACGCAATAATCGCAAGTGCAAGTGAGGAGGAATAGAATGGCATTTAATTTAAGAAATTTTGTAATGAAAACATTAGAAAAGATGAGAGAGTCTGAAGATGAATACCAGGTAAGAGTGTATGCACTTAAGTGGTATACAAAAGGAGTTTTAACGGATGAAGACATGGCAACAATTGAGGCCTGGTATGAAGTAAAAGATATTGAGGATGTAGTAGATGATGAAGATACATCTAAGGAGACAGCAGAAGAAGACCCTACGCAGTGAAACCAGCCACGATAAAACTGCGCAGGGCTGAAAAAGAAATTAGCTAAGAGAGACAGAGGAATCTCCCTTAACGTTATACATAACGCTATGCAAGAGAAAAGGTGAATCAAAAAATGAAAAATTTTATAAAAATCAGAGCAAGACCCACAGAGGTCTTATTTTTATGCACAAATTTAACAAAAAGAAAGGAAGACTAAAATGATGAGAGAATTTATTATGTTACTTAGCAACAATATGTTCTTCAGGATTGTGATGATTGAAGTCTGCCTAGATACAATCTTAGGATCATGCAGAGCAATCAAAGAACATAAATTTAACAGCTGTGTTGGAATTGACGGAGCAATCAGAAAGGTCGCGATGCTGATATCGATTTGTTTTTTGATGGGAATTGATATGATAGCACACATTAACGTATTAAGTCTTGTACCTCAACAATATGTACAGTTCCTGGGAGTGGAAAAGTTAGGATTGTCAGAATTTTTTGCACTTATGGACGGATTATATGAGGCAGTCAGTATTTTAAAAAATGCAGCATTATGTGGCTTACCAGTACCGGTAAGAGTTAGAAATTACATACAGAAGTTTTTAGAAGATATGACAGAAGAATTACCAGATTAGGAGGAAAAATAAAATGGCAAAAGCAAGTACAATTATTAAAAAGGCAGTAAGTTATCTCGGAACAAAAGAAAATCCAGCAAACAGTAACAAAGTCAAATTCAATAACGATTATTATGGAAGAGTGGTATCTGGATCAAGCTATCCTTGGTGCTGTACATTTGTATGGGATATTTTTAAGATGTGTGATGCATCAGATTTGTTCTTTGGCGGTAAAAAGACAGCATACTGCCCAGACGTAGAAAACTATTATAAAAAACATGATCGTTGGCACTCCACTGGACGGGCAGGAGATCTTTGTCTGATGGATTTTGGAAAAGGTAGAGCATCTCACATTGGTATTGTTGAAAAAGCAAATTCAGACGGTACATATACAACGATTGAAGGAAATACATCAAGGAGTAGCGACGATAATGGTGGAGTAGTCATGAGAAGAACAAGGAGCAAGAGTGTGATCCGTGGATTTGCAAGACCAGATTATGACCCGGAAAAGTACACTGCAGTAAAGAAGACATCCGACAAAGGAGCAATCAAGTGGATGCAGAAGAAACTAAATTCACTGACTTCTGGAACTAACATTGAAGTGGATGGAATCTGGGGAAGAATGACCACAGCACAACTCAAGAGATATTGGAAGCAATTAGGATGGAGAACAACAGGAACATACTGTGGCAAAAAAACTTGTTCAGCCTTATATTCTAACAGAAAGAATTAATAAAGGATTGCTTTCAGGTATGATGTAAGTTATTATAAAAATATAGAATGACTTTTGATAAACTTGAAAACCAAAAATAAACGTTGTAGGAATTAAACTATTTCTACATTATTACTATAAGCACACCAAACAAACCGCATAAACCCGTACTTTTAAGCTTACATTGAAGAAGCTGCTAAAGCAGGTAAATTCTAAGGAATTGCACAAAAATTCATAGAAACGCATGATAAAAATTAGGCATTTTGCATAAAAGTGCCTAATTTTTATTTTTTTGAAAATAAGCCTAAAAATAGCCGTGCCCACGTCATGCCCACGGAAATTTTCTCGCGTGGGCATGACTTTTATAAAAATGACGATAAATTGGATTATTCAGACGATAAATTGGATTATTCAGACGGTGATATTTGATGCATATATGACTGTATAGTGTTTGCTCGAAAAGTATATATAATGAATGCGTGTATTTAACTTGCATATTTAGCAAATAAGTTTCATAATAGAATGTGTCGAACAAAATCAACTTGAAAAATTAGGGGGGTTCTGTCGACCCATGATAGTGCAAAAAATATAGGGGATCGACAGAAGGCGAAAACGCCTAAAATAGGAGGTGTTGCAGAAATATATGATTAGGGACAAGAAAGAAATGTTGAATTTTGAAGAGGTCGACAAAATAGAGACGTTTTTTGGCTTAAATAAGGGGATGATTTTGGGACGGGAATTAATAGAATCATAATGGAATTTAAATGAAGATGAGGTATTGACGGATGCTCTGGAGCTGTTAGAATTAATAGAATCATAATGGAATTTAAATTTTCATCAAGAAGATCATACTTCTCCTGAAGCTCCTGAATTAATAGAATCATAATGGAATTTAAATAGTGTTGGGATTACAACTTGTTTTTTTGTTCCAGAAGGAATTAATAGAATCATAATGGAATTTAAATTAAATGACATTGAGCTTGTAGCTGCTGCATTTCCATCGAATTAATAGAATCATAATGGAATTTAAATATAATTATCATCGTTCCCGATGCTTACTTCGTATATGAATTAATAGAATCATAATGGAATTTAAATGTACAAGGTATTTGCACCGCCAATTCGTGATCAGAGGAATTAATAGAATCATAATGGAATTTAAATAGAGTCTTATGCTGATGAAGGCTGTGAATATGAGGATAGGAATTAATAGAATCATAATGGAATTTAAATTGTTTTTTCTCGTCCGTAATCGATCACAGCGTTCGGAATTAATAGAATCATAATGGAATTTAAATTTGGTTTTAAATGTCTTGAAAGAAGATATGAGTAAGAATTAATAGAATCATAATGGAATTTAAATTTCAATTCGGCATATTGAGTTACAAGTGCATCTTTTGAATTAATAGAATCATAATGGAATTTAAATTTTGCATAGGTAGTAGGCAACTACGCTAGCCAATACGAATTAATAGAATCATAATGGAATTTAAATTTCTCGTAGCCGTATTTCTTCATCAGCTCGCTCATAGAATTAATAGAATCATAATGGAATTTAAATTATGTAAATATAGTCACTCAACGTTTACTCCTTTTTTGAATTAATAGAATCATAATGGAATTTAAATTCATAATTACAGATGCGATACTGGCTGCTAATCCGGAATTAATAGAATCATAATGGAATTTAAATGACCTTGATACGCATTCCAATCACCGTTGCAAGCTGAATTAATAGAATCATAATGGAATTTAAATTCGTTTAAGTCCTCCTTCATTTCTAATTCTTTCATTGAATTAATAGAATCATAATGGAATTTAAATAGCGCAGATAGATTGATACTCCGCCCGATCATCATGAATTAATAGAATCATAATGGAATTTAAATTCGTCTAACTCTGTCGTATGATTAATCTTATCTTCTGAATTAATAGAATCATAATGGAATTTAAATTCTATACACTGTTTTTTTGCTTCTTCTGCTATTTTTGAATTAATAGAATCATAATGGAATTTAAATTGGAAAGTCACATAAGACTGACAGGGAACAAGAACTATGAATTAATAGAATCATAATGGAATTTAAATTTTATTGATCCAATTAAGAAGAAAGCAGAGCCGGAGAATTAATAGAATCATAATGGAATTTAAATTAGTCCGTTATGATCGTAAATTTGATATGTAATTTATGAATTAATAGAATCATAATGGAATTTAAATGTACTATCTTCCTCTCCATATTCAAAAGATTCAATCGAATTAATAGAATCATAATGGAATTTAAATGACCTTGATACGCATTCCAATCACCGTTGCAAGCTGAATTAATAGAATCATAATGGAATTTAAATATTGGTATCGTAACATTAAATATACCCTCAAACTGTGCGAATTAATAGAATCATAATGGAATTTAAATGTAGACGCTAACGAATTGATAGCATTTTGAATCTCGAATTAATAGAATCATAATGGAATTTAAATTGCTGCTGACATTTATTTTTCCTCCTTTTCTTCATCTGAATTAATAGAATCATAATGGAATTTAAATGAAACATAATTGTTAGATGTTGCGATACAAAAATCGAATTAATAGAATCATAATGGAATTTAAATTTCTGTTTCCTTTCTCCATACTGGTTTAAGCTTTCTAGAATTAATAGAATCATAATGGAATTTAAATTTTCTTTTAGCTCTTCAACACTCGTTCCGAGTAACGGAATTAATAGAATCATAATGGAATTTAAATAACATACGCGTTCCCGTAATGATTTCGGTTACATTCAGAATTAATAGAATCATAATGGAATTTAAATATGATTGGAATAAAGCGAAATAAAGTGGCATACGTGGAATTAATAGAATCATAATGGAATTTAAATTCGTCCAGAAGGTCCTTAACTCCATCGAACCATAGCGAATTAATAGAATCATAATGGAATTTAAATCTCAAAGGTGTTAGGGGATTCTATCAATACTTCCAAGAATTAATAGAATCATAATGGAATTTAAATTCTTTAATAAACCCAGTACAACGCACATAATCAATCTGAATTAATAGAATCATAATGGAATTTAAATAGATATGGCGAAATGTCGTATCCTTTTCTAATTAGGAATTAATAGAATCATAATGGAATTTAAATAGCTTTCCTGCTTCCCAATCAATTACTTTTACTTCGGAATTAATAGAATCATAATGGAATTTAAATAATTTTAATATTTTGTAAAAAGGAAAGGTGATTAGGAATTAATAGAATCATAATGGAATTTAAATGAAGAATATAGAGAAATTTTAAAATACACTTTAGGGAATTAATAGAATCATAATGGAATTTAAATATTGCTATATTACCCTCATTTGAAAAGGTTATCTGCGAATTAATAGAATCATAATGGAATTTAAATAGATGTGTGATCGAAGCTCTTGAATCTTATAAAGCTGAATTAATAGAATCATAATGGAATTTAAATCTTAATGAGAGTCCTTATATGCAACGATTGATCCGAATTAATAGAATCATAATGGAATTTAAATACGGATAAAAAGGAGTGATTTCATGGCGTACATTGAGAATTAATAGAATCATAATGGAATTTAAATACTTATGTCCGGCTTTCTAGTCAGTCTTCCCATTAGTGAATTAATAGAATCATAATGGAATTTAAATTACTTCTGATCCATTTGAACTTATTGACTATCTTGAATTAATAGAATCATAATGGAATTTAAATATTATATCAGAAGAAATGTTCAAAGCAGCAAACAACGAATTAATAGAATCATAATGGAATTTAAATCATTTTGAAGTAATGGCTAAGTAGGTGGTTATATGGCGAATTAATAGAATCATTATAATGGAACTTAAAGATGGATTTCAATGTAACAGGTTGGAAATCTTAAGGCACTTGGGACCAAATGAGTCAACTGGAACCTTAAGAATATAGATTAGAAGGAAAAATCTGATAATTAAAATAAGCGTTTAATCCAGAAATGAGATGTGATAAAGAAAAGAATAAAGAGCTGGTTTTAATTGTAAAATTTATGGGGAACTAACATCA